GCTGATGAGCTCAAGTCATTGGTGCCAAATAAGGCGGAAATAATCGATCACGCAGTTAATGAGTGGAAGGGATTCGTTGACGTAGACAGCATTGAAGGTCACGAGGCTGGGCTAGTGTCAGCGTGGGAAGAGTACCAGAGCTGGAGTCGCCGCGAAGCTGAGTATCTAAGCGCTGACCGCAAGCGCCTAAAACTGCAAATCGTCTATTTCCGCAAGATTGAGCGCAAGCCAATTATCCGATTAGGAAACGGTCGCGTGATTGAGTATGACAAGAACAATGTCATGCAATCGACAGCGGTGGGCTTGGGTAAGGTACAGGTAGAAATGACGCAAGTATCACGCATTATTGAGACCTGGTTTGCAGGACCGCATAAACTGGGCGAGCGTGATTGTGACGCGCCGAACGGCATGTTCCCCATTGTGCCGTTTTTCGGTTACCGCAAAGACTCAACAAACGAGCCCTATGGCTTGATTGCTCGGGCCATCCCGGCACAAGACGAGGTCAATTTCCGACGCATAAAGTTAACATGGCTACTGCAAGCGAAGCGAATCATTGCAGACGAGGATGCGACGAACTTGAGTCGCCAACAGGTCATTGAAGAAGTAGAGCGCGCTGACGGCTATATCCCACTTAATCCCGACCGTCGCAATAAAAAGACGATAAGTGAAGCATTCAAAGTCGAGCAAGACTTCAACATTGCGAACCAACAGTTCGCAGTTATGCAAGAGTCCATGAAGCTTATTCAGGATACGATGGGGATTTACTCAGCATTCCTTGGCCAAGAAAGTAGTGCGGATTCCGGTGTGGCTATCGCTAACCTAGTGGAGCAGGGCGCAACGACACTCGCTGAGATTAACGATAATTATCGTTATAGCTGCCAGCTTGTCGGTGAGTTGATCTTGGGTTATCTCATCGAAGACATGAAGAAGCAGCGCAATAAGAAAGTGACGCTTCATAAAGAAGACAGACTCAAACGCAAAGCCATTGTGATTAACCAAGAAACCGATGATGGCGGACTCACTAACGACGTTACTAGACTACGTGCACATATCACATTAGCACCAATACAGCAGACAGCTGCGTATAAATCACAGCTTGCTGATCGCATGATGCAGCTTACTGCTCAGCTGCCTCCTCAAGTTCAGGCAGCCGTGATCGATTTGGTCGCTGAGTTATCCGATATTCCGAACAAGTCCGAGTTCATGGAGCGAGTTAGGGGGGCGCTGCAGGTACCAAAAGATCCAGAAGATATGACGGATGAAGAACAACAGGCCTATCAGCAACAGCAAGCTGAACTGCAAGAGCAGAAAGAGTTAGCGATGCGTGAAATGGTGGCTAAAGTTGCGAAGCTAGAGGGTGAGGTTGAGAAGGTTCGGGCTGCGGCTAATAAGGACACTGCAGATGCCGATAGCAAGCGATACTCGAATGCTAAGATGCAAGCAGAGACTGGTAAGATACTCAAAGAGATGGAGCGGCTCTCCCAAGAGATTAGGCAAGCGAGAGCCGGCTATGAGGCGTTACTGAGTCAACAGATTGAGTCCTTAACGCTATAACTCGTTTCTGGGAGGGTTGATCCTATTGTTTATTTCGGGCGCGTATACATAGCCATCTAGGTAATTCGAAGTGAATCCGCAACCATGTGCAATTCCGATCCAAGCTAGCGCGGGGTAGACCATGAGCAACATCAAACATTTCGCTGTATCAACTGATAGGAGGCCGGCGTTGTAATCGAAGTGAGTTGCTATGTCGATGATGGTTCGAGTACTTTCAGTAGATACAAGCCAGTTACATACTGAAACCAGTACAAAAGCAAAGCTATATTTTTCCATTTGGCGCTTTTCTTGGTTTTCAACGCTTTGCTTTGTGGCCATCTGATACGCGACTTCATTGCAATTGTTCAAAGCGTATTGAGATAGGGAAAATGGAGATAAATAATCTCTACCGTGTTTGCGAGTTGCACCAAAAGCATCAACGACCTTATAAGCACGTGTCTCGATCACAATGAATGTGATAAAGCTCATGATACTTGGTATAACAAATACCATAAAAAGACTGAAGAAACAGAGAAATACGAGTGCAGCTCCTAGTGTGAATGATGAACTAATGTAGTCCCAGCTGATACTCAACACTGATACATTCCGAGTGTAAACAAGGACAGAATCGAGTAATAATGTAAATGTTGATAAGGCAACGAAATAACGTATGTCATTAGCTCTGCTCATCACTGTTTCCATCTGTTCTAGTAGCTTTCCCATCTTGATACCTGTCCCTCTATTAGTTCTTTTAAGACTATTGTTTATCTCAATTTGTTGAGATAAATTAATCCCATATTGCCAAGGTCTCACCTGTACGGGTGGGGCTTTTTTATTGCCGGTATAAAAAAGTTTGAGTAGGGTTCCATTTTGGCTAGGTTTTTAGGCTTTAATGTCTGAGGTGTAACCATAAATAGGCTAGGATTGTCGCCATGTAGTTCCCGCTGCATATCTACTCCATGAGTGAGAACTGCTTCTTGTACTCCACTCACACCTAATGTTCGTTCTGGATTTCAGAACTATCCCTAATTTTTGTGTTCGCCTCGGTTTTTACCGAGGCTTTTCTTTATTGAGATCCGTTTGAACATCTGTGGGGTAAATAGTTTATGCAACTGGTTATTTGGGCCGGTTGTTGAGTTCCTTGGTGGACAATTCCTTCTTGTTTCAAACCACAATTGGCTCTGCTTATTGGAGCAACACGTTCAGCCTCGGCATTTGCCGGGGCTTTTTTGTATGTGCCGCTAAGCGCTTTCACGAGAGGGCTTAACCGCACAGACAGCGATACGTCTACACACAGGAGAGGTAAATGTTTGAAGTAACCGGTAATGAATCAGTTGAAGAGCTAGAAGCGCTAATGGAACAGTTCGATGATGCTGAGTTAGCAGACGATGACGATAGCGAATCTGAGCAACCAGCGGCTAACGTGGAACAACCAAGCGTGGATAGCGAAACACAGTCAATATCAGACAACGTCGATAAAGCGGATTCGGCACCCGCATCTGAAAAAGACGGTGGAGAGACTGAAGAAGGCGAGAAACCAGAGGGTGTTGCAACTAAAGACGGTGCGCACGTTATTCCATTTGATGTGCTAGAACGTGAGCGTCGAGAGAAGCAACAACTGAAAGAGCAGATTGAAGCACTACAGAAACAGCAAAGTGAGTGGGAGCAATCTCAACGCTTGCTTGATGTGCGCAACAAGCAGCTTGAAAAGCTTGGCGTCGAGCCTGAAGACTTACCAGAAAACTTCAAAATCTCAGAGGAGCAGCTGGACACGCTGGCAGAAGACTATCCCGAGATTGGCCAAGCCATTCGCGGTCTATTTGCCAAAGTCGAAGCTGTGAGTCAGCAATCTCGAAGCTCACCAGAAACGAAGCCAGCCGAAAACGATCCGGCATCCGAACGAGACGTCGTTGGGGAAGCCATTGCCAAACATCCCGATTTAGCAAAGTGGTCAAACGAAGGCGGCGAACAGTGGAAAAAGGCGATTGAGTTTGATGACAAGCTGCGTGCTGACCCTAACTGGGCTGAAAAGTCCATTGATGAGCGATTTGCTGAAGCAGCTCGACTGACCAAAGAGCACTTTGCGGAAAGCGCAAAAGCCAAGGCAGCTAAGGCTGAAGCAGACGCAAATAATTCGCTCCCCCCATCACCAAGGCTTCATCGGTTTTGCCAGACACATCCACGTCAGCAGCAAGTACGTCGCTGCCAGATTTGATATCAATTTTGACTGACTCGCCAAGGCCGTTTGTGTGAACACGGAAGCCGGTGAGCGATAAACCGATAGGCAGCTCAACCATTTCCACTACATCGCCAATGGCGGCTGCTTTGAGTGACACATTGGTCAGTGCCATTGATACATTGCCATGCGCGCCAACGTAAATGCGGTCGTGCATACTCGGTGCTTTAATCGTTGCCATGAGATAAACCTCTTAAATGAATTGGGCAAAAGGGTGCGGCGCTATACCGCATCCCGATTAGTAGCCGGTTGAAACCGCGGTATCGAGCGCGATCACGCCGTGGTCATTGAGGCGACCAGTCTTGTCCGCAAAGCGCACTTTCTTGAGGCCGTTCATCCAAGCAATGGTGACCTCATCACGGTTACCCGCGTCGGTTTTCTCGGTATGAATTGAGAACTGGCTGCCGTTTTTGGTTTTACCCCACGCATCAGCCAGTGCTTGTGCACCGATGAGCATTGCGCGATCGATAGTTGTGCCGGCTTCAACTTGCTTAACTGTCGCTTTATTGTCGTTTTTCGACACATCAACCACGGAGCCAGGGTTAAAGCGAATTGGCATGCCCTTGTACTGACGCACTAAGATGTTTCCGTGCATCACGCACTCACCGCGAAACACTTGGTGATCGAAGCTACTGCGGCGCTTCATCGCGTTCGCCATTAATTGTTGCCAGTCTTTATAGTTAGATGTGCGTTTAAAGTCGTGCCACTGTCGCGGCGTGACGTTAAGAATGAAGAAAGGCTCATCGCCCGCCAGCTTGTCCTCTTTGAAGCGGATAGGCTGGAGCGGGTGCGCCATTTCATCGATGAACAACGAGATATTGTCCACCGTTTCGATGCCGAACACGTCAGCCTGGTCAAGCTGCTCGAAGTTTGTCGCGTCACCGCCAAAGAAGTGGCGATCGTAAGTTGGCGGCATGACGGGATTGACCAGCATGTCGCCAAAATCTGGGTGATTACTCAGCGGCACAATGATGTCATCTTGAATGTAATCACCCCGTGCACCCGCCATATGGACGGTAGCAAGCTGATCCTTTACATCATTGAAGTAGGTTCCGAGCAACGTGCGCGCTGTGCTCATCAAGTTATGACCGGTGCGCTGCTGGCTCATCTTGCCGCCGGCATCAACCTGATGTCGGCCTTGGTCAATGGAAAGCTCGAAGCTGGTGAAATCAAGGCTTTCACCGTTCCCAGCGATACGCTTATCACCCATGGTTGGGCGCTTAGACAACTTGTGAACAATCTGCATGTCCACGGTATCGCCAGCTGTTTTTGTCAGGTCATTCACAGTGACAATTGGCGCACCGGGTGATGATTGTTTATTGCCTTTCTTATCGCCTTGCGCTTTTTGCGGCGCAGAGTCTGTCAGCATGTTTGTCATGCTTCGATTACGGTTTGCCGCGGTAAATAGCGCGACTTCCTGCAGCTTCTTAGCTTGCGCTTTGGTAATCGTGGTCATGTTAATAAAACCCTCAAACAAAAACACCCGCCCATTGTGGCGGGTGCTCGATGCCGTCTACGGCGTTAAACTTGAGAGAGAAGCTCCTCGATCTGGTCTTCGGTCATTTCAGACATAAGGC